ATGAAATGCTGAAACGTGTTGAGCACATGAAATGGCAAGACGAGCAACGTGCCAAGTGGTTAGGAGGAGAAACACCAGAGTTTGTTGTACCTGACGACTGCCCATTTTAGAATGTGAAACTTAATCCCAACAATCCAAACAACATGCAACCTATTACAACTGGTGACATCACCAAGCAGATTAAGGGTATTAAGAATGCTCTTAAACAACCAGAACTATACAATGATGAAGAGATACGTCACCTAAAACGTTCATTGAGAGAATTGTACGCAGAGAGAACATCGTTAAATAAGGGATACGGTTTTGGTTAAATGCCTAGAAAAGACTCTATCCCCTTTAACGTCGGTGACCTCGTATCATACGATGGTAGCGACGATGCCTTCATAAAATTCGTATCTTCACACTACATAGTAGTATGCAAGCATAGGACATTGAAGACTCCAGAGGAAGCAGAACATGCTGTCTCACCATGGCGGGAGGTTAACGTAGTCGTCCCACCACTACAATGGAAACACATTCACCCACGTACACAAGATGTCTAACACAATTTCCAAACGAGTACAATTCCATGATAACGTCCATGATACGGATATTATCATCAACCTACACGAAGCACGTAAAGGTACATACTGGTCATATGAATCAGTAGACATATCATACGGTCCTTTCAACCATGAACGTCAAGCAATCGACGACGCTAAGGTATTCACTACATATGGGACTACAAATAAAGAACTATTAAAGGTAGGTAGTCGTGGAAGATAGTATGTTAGACAGGAGGAGAGAATGCCTTCTTTCAATATCTCATAGAGGTATCTCATTAGACAGTAAAGTCTATGAATTTTGTAATGAATTCACTCAATCCTCAGAGGATATCGCAGACGCAGCGGATTTTTTTCTATCCACTTGCCAAGACCTCAAAGAATCTCTATAGACTCTAAGTAGATGCTGCTCTGAGTCTGTATGGAGTGGACGCAGAGATTCCGCAGGGTATTTTTGTATCATTTTATACCAAATACCCACATATTTCCTATTATATCGTACATCTCCGCAACGTGTCAAGGTAATATGGGAGAATGTATAGTCATTTTCATAGTATTTTGGAAATGTTTTAAAAAATATATCTGGGCGGTCAATCTAGTTGGAGTCAGTGGGTCTTAGCGAACGGACTACGAGATGTCAAGGAGGACTGTGACAGTTTGTTTAGTGTCCACCATATCTTGACCTTTTTGGCAAAATCCCTTATAATTAAGTGTAAGGAGAACAAATCACATGCCCTCAAAGAAACACACATTCGACATAGGAACGCTCAGTTCTGCCATCGACAAAATAATCGTGCAGGGATCCAAGGTTTTCATAAATTTCTCAGGAAATGAGAAAACTTACGAGTATGCTTGGAAACCTGCAAACTCAAAACTTCTAGGGAAACTGGAAGGTTTTGTCAAAGACCCTGAGAGTCTCTCACTTGGACGTTTTTATAACAATTCGTTAAAAAGTGGAGATTTAGTACAAATCACAGAAGTCTAGCAAAAGAGCAGAAAAATGGGTAAAAGTTGGGATTACAGAGGTAACACCAAAAAAGGTTCATTTTCACAAAAAAAGAAAGAACTGGCAGAATTTGACGATTTATACAGTTCTGGTTACTTAGATCACTTATCTAATAAAAATCGTATACACTATGATCACACCATTATGGAGGATTTACATGAGTAGTATAGAGTCCTTAGTAGACTCATATGAGACTACTGGTACTTGGCAGTCATCTATTGACCTCGCACAGGGACTACTAGACACTGAGACACTGAGTCGATACCCTAAGTATCGGAAGTTATGTGACTACTATATTTTGGAAGGTCTCTGTTACTATGTGCCTGACCCTGTAGAATAGGGTCGCACTGACACTGTTAAAAATATCTGGCAGGGTTGGTGACGAATGTTTATCGTCATCAGTCCTACCCCGAACCTCTCTCGATTGTTATTCTTATTATAGCAACGCCTGAGAGGTTTTTTAAATGTCTTGTACCAGTTTGTGTACTGGCACTAACTGTCTATAGTCATAGCACGTGGTACGGTTCCCGTCATCGTCAATTAATACTGTCCAGTTATCTGGAGATGTATACCCTGTGCGGTCTGTGTCACCCTTGACATAGTTAATTAACACACAGTATTCCGTCCCCTTGTAGGTCACGTGGTCACCGATACCAATTGAGTCAGCTGAGTTGTAATTCATTTGCGTAGTTGAGTTAAGATTTTACCTACATTAATTTTGTTTTTAGGGTTCCATAGTAGTTTAGAAACCTTTGCACTTATCTTGTCGAGGATTATTTCCTCTGGACTCTGTGGTCTACCGTTAGGGTATGCATCGTCGTTGGCACGTGATTCGCAACTGATTTCGTTTTGTCCCTCGAATAGAACCGCTAGGGCAACTAGTTCGACGTCTGTTAGTTTAATTGTGTTCATGATAATTGTTGAAAGATTTTTTTAGTCCAGTATAGAATCTGATAGTCAAACGTCTCTGGGTCTAGGTCTGTTCGATGTTTCATCATCTCATGTGCCTTGTCCGTGGCATGTTCCCATAATGATTCTTCCATTATAGATTTTTCTCCATAGGGTATATGACCTCATGCAATACAGCATCTTTCATAGTGTAATACATGCTAAAGGCAGGGTCAGAAAGGTCATCACACGTAGAGAGCGTATCGATGACCATTTCCATAAGTTTGATAATGGTTTTTTCTTTGGGTGTTGTTCGCATAATTACCAACCTGATGTGAAATTGTACTGATTTAAAAGAATGTCACGGACTCTTTCTCTGTCGAGAGAGTCCCCGTTGCCCCATGTGATATTAGTTAAGGACTCATCAAGGCATAGGGTTAAGTAGTCCTCTGTCGCTCTCTGAACGTGTGAACGTTTTAACCCTTGGATAGGGTAGAGGACCTCAGGGTCTGTAGGTAGATAGAACGAACAGACGTAATCGATGAACTCTTGTATCATTAACCCATCTCCTCGAAGATTTGCTGTGCTCTTATCGCGGCAACCGCTTGAGCATTTGTGCTGTTAATGTCATGCCCTGCTTCTTCTAGTTTTGCTAGGCATTCTTCAAATAATGATTCTAGGATTGATTCGTTTGCTAGACAACTCATAATGTAAATGTGTTTGTTTGTTATCCTTATTATAAAGGATTTGGATAGGTAGGTCTATGTACATATTATACAATGTATAAAATGTAACAGGGACTTAGTAGTCCCCGTCTTTTAATTCATCAAGCATCTCTTGCATTTCAGACTCGTCAGCGTCAGACCATAACGCCCCATCTGGGGTCGCTTTACAGTTCATCTCGTTAACCATGAAGTATACGAAATCTTTGTATGTGTCGAAATCTTGAAACATTTCTTGCATGCCCTGATCGTTGTTAATCCAGAGAGCAGCGTTCCATGTTGACCAGTTAAACCACCCGTTATAGTCTCTTTCTAGTGGGAGGTTCTTTTGGATTGCGATTGCTGGCATAGTCATGATGTTTGTTTGTATACGTATATTATAGAGGATAGGAAGGCAAAGAACTGCATAGGGTGTGGCAGTTCTTTAATTGGCACACTGAGCATTTATAGATACCCTGCAACTTCACAACCTGGTTCGTCATAGAACCATGAGACGCTAAGGTCATCAAATTGGTCTCTGATAGCGTGGCAAATCTCCTCTGGAGGTGACCACGCAGTGTTAAAGGTGACTTGGAAACCATAGGGCATATCGTCTTCTTCTATGCTTAGGTCATAGGCATCCCACTTAGTGCCCCAGTTTTGGACTCGCCAGTTATACCAGCGATCATCTTGTGCATCTGTGGATTTGAAGCGTAAACATTTGCCCATGATTTCATGGTCTATCAGTTCGGGTAGTTCACCCACTTCACCTCTTGGTGATGAAAAACCATGCTCTTTAAGTGTGTTCTCTGTTAAGGGAATCTCCGCCCAGTTTGGTTCGGGTATGAAGTTCTCAAATACTGTTTGGGTGTCAGTGTCACCATTAAAAATCTTATGTAACTTTAGAATTGCGGTAGTGTCGTCGCTGTAGAATGTAACACGATTGTAGCAATGATTAGGCATAAGGTTAAAGGATTTGTTTTGTTCATGTGTTTATTATAAACGATATGCAACCCCTTGTGTATGTACATATGATACATGGTATCAATTGTAACACCAGTATGTTCACCGAGAAAATTCAGCTGCTTGGGTGTCGAAGATTTAACGAGCGACCCAACTCTCTATACTTCTATTATACAGCAAGTCAAGCTGACCTGCTGTATCATTTTTTACAACTATGGGTGACGAACTGTATTACCTGGTTCTCGTTTGAAGTCGCACTTCATATAGTCTTTAACCTCTTCTACAACCTCGTCAAATGAGTCGTCCCAGTAGTTCTTTGCTTCTTGTAAGAATTCATGTTCACCTAGTTTGTCAAAGTACTTAAAGAGGTCATCTGACACATACTCTACTAGGTCTTGGGTGGACATGTTGTCCACCATTCTCTCTGTCAAGAACTCTTTAAGTTCTAGTAATAACTTAGCGTCCATTGAATACCCTCGCGTAGTAGTCCACCCTGCGGGTATCGCGTGCCAGTATGCAATACTGAATAACACCCATGAGAGCAACGTGGTGATGATGGTTTAACTCGTCCCAGTTCTCCCAGTCGTAAACAGCACCCTCGTTGTCTATGTCTGGTTGCCCGTCCTTAAAGGTGGGACATGCTAGGAGTAAACCTTGGTCGTCTATTCGGAAACTCATCCCGAATAGAACGCTGTTGTAATAGTCGTTAGTTTGTGGCATAGTCAAAAGGTGATGGTTCGCAAATTTTCTCAACTAGAGTGTCAAAATCTGATTCGTCAATGTCGTCTGGTAATCCCATGTCAACGAAGTAACGAGCGATTGAAACAAGGACTGCTTCCTCTGCTTCAGTAATGTTAAGAGTGCGAATCCACTCTGGGTTTTGTTTAGTAGTCATGCCTTTATTATACAGAATAGGTTTGGATAGTGCTAGTACATATGATACAAGTGTGTGTTCACACTTGCATACCTGAGACGAAGGGAACAAGTGGTTTATTGGTGAAGTCATTGTCTCTAATAAACCAGTCGAAGTTCCTCTGTACAACAGACAAACCGCCATGGGTGAATTCTGTTAGTAGAGCGTTCAAGCGTGACTTAGTTGTTACACTCTGCCAACCACCATCAAATAAGGTTAGGTTGTTGGTCGCTGTGTCAACTGATGCAATGTGGTTTCCGTGGAGGTAAACTTCTACAACCTCTTTGAAGCATCTCACCATAGTGTTCGATGATGCCCAGTTACGTCTGTAACGGATTGCTGTGTTCATGTTTTCTTCAACGATTCGCATAAATGCTCCTGTGTGGTATATACTTATTATAACCTCGCTACTGTAGGTAGTGGGGTTTTGTTGTGACACTTTCCCAACCGTCTACCATATGGAAATCCGTCCCTGTTGTATACGGGACGCGATGCACGGGGCAGCTGCATTGTTATATGTGCTGGTGTGATTACAACTTTCATGCGTCAAAAAAATAAAGGATAGTGAGAGCAAATGCATAAATTGCTTTCCAGATGCTGCGGGCGTATTCCATGGTTTAGAGAAAAGAGAGAGAGGGGACAGCGGTAACGTTATACATTATAGCATCCTGACGGAATGCTTTCTTGTAGATATCGCCCACTTTAAGAAGTGACTTAATAACCGCTGCATCGTCAGTAAGGACAGTGAGGCATTTTGATTGCTCTACGGTACCTTGGTAAATGCCTACGCAGTCGGTTATAGTGCAGTAATCTAGATGAGATGCAACCGTGTTAATAACGAAGTCGTCCCACATTTGGCGGGTAACTTTGCCTTCAGTGCCGATGTTTAGACCAACGGTAATACTGTGTGATTGCATAACCTGATTAACTCTATAGTCATTATGACATATACTGGGACGCAATTTAACCAGTGCTAGACAGTTTATAAACTGGCACAAGGTAACTACACATACATGCGATACGTATTATAATAAAGGTATGAAACAAACAAACGAACTCAAACCCTACTGCAACGGACGTGTACTAATGAACGAGGCAGCAGCGAATGACCCTATAGTTCAAGCAGTCCTAGCAGACATGGAAGCACGCAACTTTGAACCGCTACCAACATTGCACGGACACTGGAACATCTCAGACAGACATTAATCGTTATGTTACAAACTATTTCAATCTACAAACAAAGACTTATAAACGTCATAGATGACGTTATAATAAGTATATACCACACAGGACAAAACAACATGACTACATGGGCAGTACAACCAACATCATGGGGCAACGACCTTAGAAGTTGGGCAGACTACACAGCAACTTTCGCAGATGCTAAATCCCTTGCTCAGTATATTGCAAGCAACGAAGGCGAACCCGCTACAATCTTCAAATGCGGTACTAAGTCTGAGTTCAAGTGGATGGAGGTTCGCTAATGGACAAATACTGGAACATCTGCTCATTCTTAAATGATGAAGAAGTTCACAAGGTCTGGAACATCATAGACGATGCTCTAGACCGCAAAGGTTGGGTAGGCACTGCAGATGATGCCGAACTGTCAATTAGACTTTACGACCCAAACCTAAAACAAAACATTGACGCCTCGACTTCTTACGAACTCGACCCCTTTGAAACTAATCACCCTTTATTCTATGACCATTAATTACGAAGAAATCCTAAAGTGCTATCACGGGGAAACAGACGACCACGCTACGACTTCGTTTGAATTCGGTTTAATGAACGACCTCTATTATCAACTTTTCTACAAGTACGACTCAGCTGAACTAGGTACTTATTATACACCCCCTTGTATAGAGGGTACTTCCATATAGGGGACTTATCCTCTATAATAAGAACATACAGACAAACGTTATTATGGACTTTCTTTACATTGACATTACAGACTACCCCGTAACTAGAGAGGGTATATATCAGGCATGCTACGACGAGGTAGTAGCAGAGGCAACTGACACAGGTGACCTACCCATGTATGGACAGCAGATGCTCAACCAGTCTGCACAGTGGAAGTATGACGACTTCATGCAGGACATAGAACGCATGGTTGGTGTAGCATAGTGCGTGGCATGTAGTAGGCAAGGGTGGGCGACCCCAGTGGAACATGCCCTTTATGTGTGGAGACCTCTACTACTATAAGTCCACATCCTATGCTCCGTGGCGTTCATCTCGCGTATTGCCAATTGATGTAAGACCACACTTTAAGACTGGCGGGCATCCCTGAGACCTTAGTTAGACTTCGCAAAGGAGTTAGGATAGGTCAGACATCTGCTGCCAGTCCCCTTAACCCAGTTCGCGGGCGGGGGGCGTATTTAAAGGAGTCCCATAGCGATAAGCTATAAAGTCTTGCATTCGCGAACGTGATACAAGGTTCCCTAAAAACAAAATATTTTTTTTCGTAAAATTTTGCCACAGGTCATTTTTCAAAACGTCGATACGACTGTATACTTTACTGATGATGTAAGAGCGTCCCTTCGAGATTACTTGGACACTTACACATTAGACTGTAAGAAACCAGTAACGTTACACTGGAATAAATCCGATACACATACCTACTCAGTTGTTGCTGTCTCTAGTAAACAAGTTGGTATTGACATCGAGTATATGAAAGAACGTCCCTTTGAGAAAATCTCTAGGAGATACTTTCATCACATGGAGGTTACTAAGGACAAGGAGTGGTTCTATCGGTTATGGACTTGCAAGGAAGCATACACTAAGTACAAGAAAGAACGTATTGCAGATAACGTTGGTGAGTTCATGTTTACACCGAATAAATGGAGACGTGTTGTCAAGCATTATGATAGATTGACTGAGATACCTAACTTACCAGATGATGTAATTGGTTACATTTATACTTGACAATGTGTTGACTTCCTGATAGAATCGTATACATACTAAAACAGATTGCATTCTTTAGTACCTAAAATGATACGTCTCGACGAAAAATACGGAACTTACCTTCACACCAACAAAACTTTTAGACTTGGTGATATAAATGAGAGGGTACGAGGTTACGGTTACACGTCAGACGAGTCAGGCATCGTAGGTTACTACGTTAACACTGACAATTGGCGTATCAATTACGACCTCAACGAAGTATACCTTAACAAGGAGGAATTAAATGTCAGGTGATTACCACACTCATGTTGATAGGAAATATGAAGAGTTAATTATGAGACAATCTGCAGCGTGGAAAGCAATAGACATGCTCACAGATAAACTTAACGAACTAGAGACCAAGGTTAACGATTCTAAGTTAATGATGAAACGAACCCCTGACGGTCACTACGAGAGACTTGTGGACGTGGTATGTGACCACGAAGCATGTATTCAAGAAATTATAGAATATAAGGTTGGAGACTTAGAGTCCTAAAAACCGCGTAACCCCGCGTTGTACTCTAAATAACTAAAAAGTAAATGGAGAATCTCGAAGGAGAATTCATAATAAAGGACAAGGGTAAGAAACTGACCTATACTCGGTGTGGTGACTTACCCGATGCTTTTGACCACTTGATTAAGTTTGCTCCTGTGTCGCCAGAACCGCCACACACGGACGAACAACATAGTGAGATGAGTAAGTATACACAGTACTTACAAGAATTAGTATCTAGGGAGAGAAAGTAATGCCAGCGGTAACACGTATCGGAGATGCAGACGTCACTCATTGTTCTGGAATGACCAGAGCACAGGGTAGTGATAATGTATTTGTGAATGGTATCGGAGTATCTCGCCAAGGTGATAATAATACAGGACACCTTTTACCAGCAGGTCCTTTTTGTCCTGGCCACAGTGCACCAATTGCAACGGGTAGTACAACCGTATTTGTCAATGGCAAAGGATGTGGTAGAATAGGTGATGGTATCAGCGGGTGTACATCAGTCGCTGAAGGTTCAGATAACGTATTTGCAGGTTAATTATGGCAACACAGTATAGCATGGGTAAAGTAGGCATAGAAGCAAAACCCAAAAAGACATCGCAGGGTAGAGGAAAGCATACATCATATGCAGCGACGTCACGTAACAAGGCGAAGAAGAGGTATCGTGGGCAAGGCAAATAGAATCGTAGATGGCAAAAGAAACCATAACATACCCGTAGATATGTCAGATGACTTCTATGACAACGGTTGGGAGCATTGTAAGTATCTAATCACTGACCCAAGGTCAGATGCATACCTTAGAAAATATTACGAAAAACGAGTATAAATACATTATTGAAGGTATAGTACCCGTATATGGCGTTGACATCGAAGTCATTCCGTGACTTTAGTTTAACTTTTGAGAAGAATGCAGTGACAAACGATGTCTTGTCTCTGAAGAATGAAGCTGCAATAAAAGCAGCAGTAAAAAATATAGTATTATACAACTTTTATGAGAAACCATTTGACCCTGCTTTTGGTGGGAACATCATTGGTTTGTTATTTGAGAATTACACAGACAGTTTAGCAACAGAAATCGAAGTACGTATTACTGAAGCTATTGAAATACATGAACCCAGAGTTGCGGTCTATGAGGTAGATGCAAATTGGGAAGAGGATCGTAATCAATTAGACGTTCGTGTTTCATACATTATACTAGGATTGACTCCTAAATTCGATGATATTAGAATTGCATTTAAACCGTAATGGCATTTAACCAAGTTAATGCTCTTGAATTTAACGAAATCAAGGCACAAATTAAAGCATACTTAAAATCACAGTCACAATTTAGTGATTATGACTTTGAAGGGTCGTCTTTGACGGTGCTTTTGGACACTCTTGCATATAATACTTACTATACAAGTGTAAATGCGAACCTTGCAGTCAACGAAGGGTTCCTAGAGACAGCAGTTTTACGAGAAAACGTCGTAAAATTAGCAAGAATGCTTGGTTACACTCCAAAAAGTGCTAGAAGTGCAACTACAACAGTCAATATTGCAGTTCAGACAACGTTTCCATACCCTACTACTGTTACAATGGCAGCAGGATTGGTTCTAAACTTCACAGGATTGGACAATAACAACTTTGTTTTCTCTCTTCCGACTGATACAACCGTTTCTGTAGACAGTTTAACAGGTATCGCAACGTTTTCTAACATAGTTTTGTCTGAAGGTTTGTTCTTGACTGATACTTTTGTAAGAAATATCAATCAAAGACAGAGATTTATACTTACAAACGAGAAGGCAGACACCTCATCTATGATTGTACAGGTCACAAGTGGTACAATTACAGAAAAATATTTGCAAGCAACCGATATTACCAAGATAGATGCAACCTCTAAGGTGTATTTCTTAGAAGAATCTGAGTATTCTGTACCCGAAGTGTTATTTGGTGACGGAATTATTGGTAAAGACCTTGCAAATGGTGATGTTGTAGAGGTAAAATACACAACTTCATCAGGAACTGGAGCAAACGGACTAAAAGTTTTTGAAAATATTGGTACATTTAGAGATAATAACCTAAATGCTATCACTTCTGGCATCACAATTACCGTAGTTGCGTTCCCAGACGGAGGTGCAGCAGAGGAAAGCACTGAATCTATCAAGTTTGGTGCACCAAAATTCTATTCTGCGTTCGGTAGAGCGGTTAGTACACGTGATTATGAAGCAATTGTACCGCAAATCTACTCTAACATCGGTTCTATATCATGTTATGGAGGTGAAGAAGCGTCACCACCGCAATATGGTAAGGTATTTTTGGCAATCAAACCAAAAAATGCTGATAAATTATCTCTTTCAGAGAAAAATGCCATACTTAAGAAGTTAAGAGACTTCTCTGTGGCAGCAATTCAACCAACAATCATTGATCCAAGCATTCTTTTCATCGATTTGGTGTCATTTGTGTATTATAATCCCAATATTACACGTCGTGACCAGTCAGAAATCAAGAATATTGTGATTACTGCATTAACTGCACTAAATCAAAGTGCAGAGTTCAATAAATTTGGCGGTAAGTTCAAGTTCTCCAAGGTGCAGAGCGTAATTGACAACGCAGAAAACTCAATTACCTCGAACATTACTCGTGTCACCATGAGAAAGAACGTTCCTATCGAATTAAACGCTCGTGTCAACTACAACATATGTTATGGAAACAGAATTAATACAGGATCATCGAAAGAACCTTCAGTTTCTTCGTCTGGTTTTAAGATCGTGGGTGATGACATCAATACTTACTACCTAAATGACGATGGTGCGGGTACACTTAGACTCTACTATGTCAAAGGTACTGGTGAGTTTGAATATGTTGATGGACTATGGGGAACTGTAGACTACGATATGGGTGACATCGTAATTAATGACCTTATTATACAATCTACTAGTGTAGCAAATAATACACTACAAATTTCTGCAACGCCAAAGTCAAATGACCTTATTTCTCTCCGTGAAACTTATTTGACACTAGGTATAGATAATACAACTGTAAGTGTTGTAGAAGACACTATCAGCAGTGGTTCAAATCTTTCTGGTACAGGAGTGATACCAGAATCTAGCTATAAGTATTAAGCATGGCGAATAGCAGTTGGAAAGTCGGGTCGTGGACAACACCGACCACTACGGTAACAGCGACACCTGTACCGTCGGAGATCGAAGATATCAACGAATATTGCAGCACAGTTTCCTAGTTTCATACAGGAAAACTTTGGCACGTTCATAGAATTTGTAAAAGAGTACTATAAGTCACAAGAATTAAAGGGATATTGCATTGACGTCATCCAAAACTGGAGTGATTACTATAATATTGACCAATATGGTGAACTTGTCACCCAAACTAAGTTAATTTCCGCTGTTACAATTGATACAACAACGATTGACGTCGAATCTACACGTGATTTTCCGTCAGAAGGACTTTTATTGATAGATGAAGAGATAATTTACTACCAAAAGAAGGGATCTACGCTTTTTCAAGATTGTGGACGTGGATTTAACGCTGTAAAGTCGATTGGAAAGTTTGATCAGTACAAATTTGAGAATACAGTCGCTGCATCACACGTAAATGGCAGTACAGTAGTCAATTTGAACAAT